GACCACAAGCGCTGGTCGGCCATTCACCGCGCGAGCCCCGGCCCGACCAGATCGCGCGACAGGTCGGCGACATTCCCCGGCATTGCGGCAGCTGCCGCGGCGCAGTGGGGCGGATATGCGATGGAGGCAGACATCTGGACCGCAGAGAGGGCTAAGCGATGATCGAGGAATGCACCTGGCCGAACGGAACCTGTCGCCATTGGGAGGCTCAGCAGGCCAAGCCCGAGGATCACGCGGGTCGCGTCTGGATGCACTGCGAGGAGGGGCTGTTCCTGACAAAAGCCAGCGTGGCGCGGTTCATGATGTTCTGCCTGTCCAACCGGGTGGAGATCGGCAGCGTCGATGCGTTCAGCCCCAACTATCGTGGCTCATCCGTGCTTGCGGCTGTGCGGTTGCGGCCCGACCAATTCGCCGCGTTCGAGTCGGAGACTGGCGGGAAGCTGCGCAAGCCACCGCGGGTCAACCTGAACTGCGAGGATCGCCCATGACCCCCACAGACCCCATTGACCGCATCCTGACCGCCCTCAAGGCCCGCCGCGCCAAGCTATCCGGCGCCATGCGGGGCGGCAGTAACCCGCGCCTGTCGGGCCGCGCGGCTGAGGTCGAGGACGCAATCGCGCTGGTGGAGCAGATCCGGCGCTCGGCAGCACAAGGGAGGGACCACACATGACCCGGATCAAGCGCACACCGCTCGCCAACTCGCCCAAAGCCGCGACGTGGGTGACTGACTTTTTGGGAGACGCACACGGATTTGCTGATCTGGTGCATGAGGGCGAATTCCCCACGCATAGCCCGGTTCTCGGGTCCAGACGGCCGGCCGCTGCAGTACGAGCCACGCCAGCCAATCGGGTTCGCCATTGGCTCGGCAGCAACCAATTCGGGGAGGGACGCATGATGGACTACATGGTCAAACGGCTTCGGGCGCCGGCATATTGGTTCAGCGAGAGCGACGAGGGCCACCCGGGCGAAAACAGCGCGCCGCGTGAGGCCGCCGACCACATCGACGCCCTGACCGCCGACCGAAACGCATGGAAGGCCAACGCAGAGCGGCTGGCAGAGGTGCTGCGCGAACGGGACGGCGGCGCGCATGATGCGGACTGCCAGTCGCTACTTTCGGGAGGGCGAGACTCCACCAGCATTTGCCGCTGCGGTCACGTTGAGGCTCTGGCCGCTCTCGCCGCCCACGCCAAGCTGAAGGGCGGCCAGTGAAGATGCCCCCTCTCTCCCGCCGCGGCACAGCCAATTCCCTGCGCGCGATCTGCAAGCGCCTCAAACTGCCGTATCGTAAGACGGCGAAACCCCATGATGCTGGACCACGCATGAAAAAGCCCCGCTGTGATGGCGGGGCTTAAACATGTTTCGGCAAGTCCGATCACATCGGCGGCGCGTCATCATCATCGGCCGGCGCGTCGGCCTTTGCCGCGATGGATTTCAGCCTGTCCATGTCACCCGCAACAGATGCCCGGCACGACTTCCCTTCATCGCTCGCCCACCACGCCCGGAATGCGTCCGTGCCATTCGACGCCGCGGATTCGGCCAGTTCCATCGCGTTTGCCGGGGCGGTCTTGGCAGGTTCGACCGCGGCAAGCGGCTTGATCTTCGTCGGCTGCCGGTTCGCCTTGCTCATGGTCATCATCAGCGTCGTCTCGCGCTCCATGTGGCTCATGTGGCTGATGCGGATGCCGCCGACCTCGAGGCCACCCCATTTCACCTTCGGGTCACGATAGAGCGTCACGCTGCGCCCGACATAGGCGGTCGCGTCCGGCCCCCAGATCGCCACCAAGCAGCGGCTGGTGGACTTGCACGGGCGCCAGACTTTCTGCGTCCCATCGATGCTGATCGACACCGGCTGATCCTCGCCGGGCTTGATCTTCACGCCCGTGATCGTCACCGTCATCGGCCCCGATATCAGGTCGTCCGCGTTGATCTGGTCGCTTTTCGGCTCGATGATTTTGCTCATATCCATCTTCATGTCTCCACGTTGCTGCGCCGCGCGATTTCGCGGTTCGCGTTCCATTTCAGATCCGTATCCATGTCGGGCTGCCGGATCATCCAACCGAGAAAGCCCGCCTCGACTTCACGCCACGGTTTGCCCTTGAATTTGCCGATTGGGCATGTCGGCATCATCTTCGGCTCTTTGGTCCATGCGACCATTTCCTTGCCGGTGTGCCCCGCGTTGAACAGGGCGAGCAAGATGTGCGCCGTGGTGTAGGCGTCAGGCCCGGCCCGGTGCGCGGGCTGGGTCAGGGCATGATCAGGGCTGACCAGTCCTTGATCCTCAAGCCAATACCGCAGCGCCCCGTTGCTGTGGCTGGGAGCGTCAGGCCACGCCCTGAGCGCTGCCTTGTATGTGCAGATCACGGGGATCGTCGCGGTGAAAAACCGAAGCTCAAAATCTGCGTTGTGCGCCGCGATTGCGTCGATGCCGCATCCAAGCATGGGGCCTGGATGGAACTCGTCGCGCCCTGCCACGTCAGCCATGCTGATGTGATGCACGGCGCGAACCTCTGGCGGCATGGACTTGACGCCGCACAGCCAAGACCGCGGCTCCGCAAACGGTCTTTGTGGACGTGTCCAGATCGCAGATTCCGACCTCGCACACCTCCGCAACGGGCGGCTCAAACCCCGTCGTCTCGAAGTCGATAACCCGAATGATCGCCATCAGACATACATCTCCTGTTCNACNGTCCGNTCCGTCTCCACCGTCCGCAGCACGGCAATCTGTTCCTGATACCTGACCAGGGCCGCCTCGATCTGTGCCTCGAAATCCTGCGCGGCCTCGATGATCGCGGCGCGCAATACGTCGTCGGGGTGCTGCCGGATCGTCACCATCGGCAGGCCTCCGCTGTAGCTGATGAAGTCGAGCCAGTCGCGCTCGGCCACCATCATGCCGGTCTGGCACTGCAGCGTAGAAATCGTCTGGCATCACGCCGTCAAGGATCGTCTGGACCTGATATTTCTGTTTCCGAGACTTGCACTCCAGCAATCCGTCATGCCCCACTAGACCGTCCGGAGAATACCCCAGAGTGAACCCCCAGCGGTCGTTCGTGATGAACCCGATCTCCTCCACCTCGCCATATTCCGCAGCGTAGATCTCGCGCGCCTTCACCTCGTCAGCCATGCCGCGCAGCATGTCGTCGCCGATGAACGACGGCTCGGTGTATTTCGTGATCCGCTGCGCCGCCAGCTCGTAAAGGTGCGCGCGGGTTTTCTCGTTCTTCGCCGTCTTGAGCGTCGGCGTCAGAAGCAGCTTCATCTCGCTGGCCGTGATCAGGCCGCAGCGCAGGGCAAGCCATTCGTCGGTGCCCTGCATGACGTCGTGGTGATACTTCGGGGCCATCACATCACCACGCGGCAGTGAGGGATGCGACCTTCGATCAGTGCCTCCGCGATCTGCTCCGGCGATGCCTTGCCCTTCATCGTGGCGAGCGCTTCGGCAATGTCGGATGCGATCTTGGCGCGGTGCTCCTTGTCGGCCTCGCGCTTCGCCCGCGCATCGGCCTCGGCTTTCCGTTCTGCCGTGATCCGGTCGCGCTCTGCCTGGGCGGCGCGTTCTTCACGTTCCTTGGCTTCGGCCATCTCGCGCTGGTGACGGGCTTCTGTCTCTGCTTTCTCGCGCGCCGATGCGGCCTCACGTTCCTCCGCTTCGGCTTTGGCGCGAGCCTCGGCCTGTTCGGCAGCAGCCTTCGCCGCGGCGATCTTGTCAGCCTCGATCTTGGCGATCTCGCTGGCCGTGATCAGGCCGCAGCGCAGGGCAAGCCATTCGTCGGTGCCCTGCATGACGTCGTGGTGATACGTGACCGTCATTCGGGCGCCGCGGGCGCAACGGTGAAGCCCATCGCGGCGGCAAGCTGACGAAGCGCAGCGACGGCGTCATCGGCGTGGTATTTCGCAGCATCCGATCCCGCCTGGCACTCGGTCCAGTATGCCACCAGCAGGCATTCTGCCGCCCGCTGCGCGTGGCACTGCGCCTTTATGAAGTCAGTTCCGGTCATCCTCGTCTCTCCTCTTGTGCCGCCATTCCGGCCGCGTTACAGTGCGATGACATTACCCCGTAATTACAGGANCGACAATGGCAAAAACAACGCAACTGCAAATCCGCATGACCGAGGCAGAGAAATCCGACATGCGCGAAACCGCGGCGGCCGGTGGATGGCGCAACATCGCGGAGATGCTGCGTGATCTGGTCAGTCGCGCCCGGACGCAATCCGAACAGCGTCTTCCGGGCACCGCGCAATCCCTGCCCGTCCACCCCGACGACGAACCGCCTCTATGAACGCGATCTGAGCCGGGGTCGCGCGGCCGGTGGCGGTTTTCACCTCCACGGCCAGAAACAGGCCGTCCGCGCATACCCCTATCAGATCCGATCCACCCTTGGTCAGCCCGAACGACACCGGGCGACCATCGGCGCCGGGCAGAACGCCTGTGTTGTTCCGAAACACCAGGCACCCCGCCGCACTCAGCGCCACCATGCAGGCGTTCATGATATTCGTCTCAGCGGTCGCCATCGGTCGCTCCTATCCGCGCGAGTGCGGCGCCCTTGTCAATCACCGAAACGCACCCGTCGCGCTTCACCAGGCGCGCATCCTCGCCCGTTAGTCCGTGCTTCCGGATCCACGCCCGGGCAAGCGTCACGCCGTCATCATCGTCGGGCGCAGTGGCGAACAGGACCATCATGCCTTGCGCTTCCTCGCGTTGAACACGTGTTCCGCCCAGCGCGGGTTCTTGCCGGTCCGTTTCGCAAATTCGATCAGGCCCTCCAGCGTGTCGGTGCGGCCTTGCTCCTGGCGCACGGCCTTCCGCGCCAGTTCGGCATCGGCGCGGCTGATCTCCGCAAGCTCGCCGTCGCGCTCCTCGATCATGCGGCT